TTCTTCCAATCTCAAAACATCGTAGAAGGTATCCTCGACGCTCTAAGAAACGTCGCAGGCGTTACTGACGTTGTTGTTTATGAGAACGATACTGACACTGTGGATGCTCTGGGTGTTCCGGCTCATAGCTTCTTGCCAATTGTTCTGGGTGGCCTTCCATCTGACATTGGACAATCTATCTGGGAGAACAAGCCAACAGGTATTCCATCTGTAGGAAACACAACCGTTCAGATTGCTGACAGCCAAGGATTCCTTCACAATATTTCTTACAGACAGCCAGATGAGGTTCCAATCTACATTACAATGGAGATTGAAGACCTTGGTGGGATGCCGGGTGATGCAGGGGCTCAGATTAAACAGAATCTGGTCAACTACTCGGATGCAACTTTGTTCATTGGAACTGACGTAGTTTACTCTCGTCTCTACACGCCAATCAACAGTGTTGGTGGTTTCGCTGTAAATTCTTTGTTCATTGGAACAGCACCAAGCCCAACAGGGACAACCAACATCACAATCGACTTCGATCAGGTTGCTACAATCTCTGCTGAAAACATTATCGTCACACCTGTATAATCGGAGGATTTGTGTCTGAACTCAATCCCTTTGTTGAAGAAGAGTTCCTGAATGTGGCACGTTCGCGTGTCACAGAACAGTTCAAGAACAAACGAATTTATGACAAGTATCTGCAACTCCTGCTCTCGGGTAAAGTTGAGTTGCAAGAAATCATTAGAGACACTATGCAGCTCCGTTCTTTGGACACTGCTGTGGGTGCTCAACTTGACGTTATCGGAGATATTGTAGGACGCCCTCGCGGTCTTGTAACATCTGATATCTTCTACTACTTCGGATTTGAAGGCTCCCCACAAGGTGAATCCTTCTCTTCCACAACTGACCCTACCGTTGGTGGGCAGTGGTACTCTCTCGACGCTCCAGTTGGTATTAGCCGACCACCAAGCGACGAAGAATACAGATTGATCCTCAAAGCGAAGATCATCAAGAACCGAACACTCGCAAGACCAGAGGACGTTATCGCCGCTTACAAGTTTTTGTTCGGTACGTCTCAAGTTACTATCACTGAATTGGCTCCAGCCGAAGTGCGTATTGGTATTGGTAAAATCCTGACCAACGTTGAACGCGGGCTGTTGTTCGACCTTGGAGGTGCTGGTCAACTACTTCCTAAACCTGCTGGTGTTAGTTATGTTTACACAGAATTCCAAGCAGGAAGGGTATTCGCAACAGATGGATTTCCCGGTGGTACTGGTACTGGTGATCTGAATGATCCATCTGTAGGTGGATTCCTGTCTAACCTCATTACATAAAGGAACAACAATGGATATTATTAAATATGATATGACGGACATTTGGGCCGTCGCTGGCGACGTAGTTGCCCCAGATTCTGTTAAAGTAAGAGCAGGTTGGGGTGTTGAAGTTGTTCCTCGTCAATGGTGGAACTGGTTCGAAAACCGTCAAGACAACAACATTGCCTACATGCTTCAAAAAGGTTTCCCTGAATGGGATGCCACAACCGAATACATCATCAACAAGTCTTATGTACAACGTAACGGCATTGTCTATCGTGCCACTGCTACAAGCACAAACTCTGACCCAATTACACTGACAAGCTGGGTAAAAGCTTTTGTAGAGTCTGCTCCATACCTAGAACTACTTAAAGCTCTCTCTGTGTCCAACAACACAATGCCATACATTGATGGTGCGGGGGTTGCACAGAACACCGCTACAACAGCCTATGGGCGTAGCGTTCTTAACGTAGCTGACGCTGCTGCTGCTCGTACTCTGTTTGCTGCTCAAGTATCTCATGCCAACCTTACTGGTTTGTCTAGCGTGTCTGGCTCTGCCAACAACCTGCCATACTTCACTGGCTCTGGTAACATGGCTGTTACAACCTTCACTGGCTTTGCTCGCTCTCTATTGGATGATGCTGACGCTGCTGCTATGCGTGCAACTCTTGGTGTTTACAGCACAACAGAGTCTGATACAGCACTGACTAACGGGCTTAACACTCGACAGCCGTTGGACGCAACACTGACAGCCCTAGCTGGATTGGCAACTGGTGCAAACCAACTTGCATACTCCACAGGTACTGACACATTTGCTCAAACACCTTTGACAGTATTCGCACGTTCCATCTTGGACGACGCTGATGCCGTAACTGTTCGTGGTACAATTGGTGCTGACGACGCTGCCAACTTGACAACTGGACTTCTGGCCTTGGCCCGTCTCCCAGCGACTCTGACAGGTAAGAACGCTTCTACAGCAACAGCTTTGGAAACAGCTCGTACAATTCAAGGTGTTTCTTTTAACGGTACAGCAAACATCACATTGTCTGTAGTTGATAAAGACAGTGCCACTGGTTCTGCTGCACTTCCTGCTGGTACATCTGCTCAACGTACTGTATCTCCTGCAAACGGTATGCTTCGTTACAACAACGAAACGAACGAATTTGAAGGATACCAGAACGGTGCATGGGCTGGTATTGGTGGTGGTACTCCACTGTACACTGTACTTTGGTGGCCTAACCGTGCTTCCATTCCTGCTGGATACATTCCTGCTGATGGACAACTGTTGACACGTACAACTTATCAAGCTGCATTTGCTGGTGTTAACTCTGGAATCCTTCCTGTAGTTTCTGATGCAACATGGTTGGCAACATCTACAAGCCGTGGTTGCTACACTACTGGAGACGGTTCTACAACCTTCCGTATTCCAGACTTGAACGGTAAGACTGCTGGCACAACTGCTGCTCCATTCCTTCGTGGTGATGGTACAAACTCTACAGGGATTGCTGGTAACTTCCAAGCTTCTGATAACCTTAGCCACACACACGGATGGTCTAATAGCCCTCCAGTTAGAAACATCTACCCATCTACAGCAGCAGGTAGTGTCGGCTCTGCTGGTACAGGTTACGCAGATGTTAGTAGCTCCCCTATTATTGCCAACTCTGGTGGTGTAGAATCCCGTCCTGTCAACGTAACTGGTGTGTTCGTAATCAAGTTAATTGGTGGTGCTTCTGAACTATCGCAAGACGATGCTTCTGTAGCAGTTGCTGCACTTGAAGATAAGCTCCAGTTTGTATCTGGCCGTAACCGTATCATCAATGGTGATTGCCGTGTATCTCAGAGAGTAACCGTGACAGCTAACGCAGGTGCTGTTGTTTATGGGGGTGTCGATCGATTCAGAGCTACAAACAGTACATCTGCTGGAGGCTCTTTCACACAGTCGCGTACAACCATGACAGTTGACGGTGTTGCTAAACTTGCTGTTCGTCACCAAGTTGTAACGGCTATTGCTAACTCTACAGGCTCTAACTACTGGGGAGGTATTAACCAGTTGATTGAAGGGCTTAACTGTTACGATTTTGTAGGTAAGCCAATGGTTGCTTCCTTCATCTTCAATACAAACGTGAGTGGTACATATTCTGTGTCGTTGGCAGACTCTGGTGGTGCTAAGAGTTCTGTCTCCACATTTGTTGCGGTTGCTAACACCCCTCGTAGAGTTGAACTGACAACTATAGTGCCAACTGATGCTGTTCTTCCAAATACAACAATCGCTTCACTACAGATTCGAATTGGTGCAATTAACACTGGCACATACCAAACATCATCTATCAACGGATGGCAATCTGGTAACTTCATTTCTGCAACTGGGGCCACAAACTGGGGATCGACTGCTGGTAACTTTATTGAAGTTACAGATTTGCAGATTGAATTGGGAACACAAGCTACTGAGTTTGAGCGTCTGGATATTACAGACCAGATTAATCAATGTAGACGTTACTTTACTCTTGTATCCCAATCTCAACAATACTACGCTCAACTGTCTTCGATGCCTTGGATTAATTCTTGTATGTTGCCTGTCGCAATGCGTGTAGCCCCAACAGTAAGCCTAAACTCTGGTGGTTCTATCACTAACGTTTCTACAGGCAACGTGTCCGTTATTAACAACGTTGCGTACACACTAGAAATGGTGAACTCTGCTGTAGGTACTGTGGCCATCGTAGGAAGATTGTATAACCTAGACGCTGAACTCTAACAGGAGATAATTTATGTATAAACTAAAAGGGGAAGGTGTTATGCACCTTCCAAGTGAAATGTGGATTCCATTCGCACAAGGCAATAGACACTATGTTCAATACCTTGAATGGCTGGCAGAAGGTAATACACCTGAGCCAGAGATTGGTGAAGCAGAGTTGAATGCCGCTCTTGAAAAGGAAGCCCGTGACCTTCGTAATGCTGAACTAGCACGTGCAGATGTTATGCTCAACAGAGTTCAAGACGGAGAGACTGGAATCGGAACACAGAAGGCTTGGCGAGCATATCGTGTAAGCCTTCGCGACTGGCCTTCTACAGAGAGTTTCCCATTGGATGCTCCAGTAGCTCCAGACGCTAAATAATTACAGGGGCTACGGCCCCTTCTTCTATTGGAGAAACTAAATGGCTAACATTACAAAACCACTTGGCCTAAGCAACGTCTGGGCTGATGGTGGTACAAAGATTGATCCGGGTGCATCCAAGGTCAACATCGGCTGGGTTGTTCAACTTCCACCATACGAATACCAAAACTGGATCGACAACCGTCAAGACCGTGCCATCGCTCACTTCAGCCAGCACGGTGTTCCAGAGTGGGATGGTACAACAGAGTACCAAGGGCTTCTAAGCTACACACAAGGCTCTGACGGTATCATCTACAAGTGTATTCAAACTAACACCAACAAAGACCCTTCCAACGTATTGAACGACGCCTACTGGGCACGTGCGTTTGAAGACTTCGGCTCTGTTGCTGCTGTACAAGCAGCGTTGAACACACACATCACAAACTACCAGTCTCTCGCTGGAATTGGAAACGTTGCAGGCGCTCGTACAAACCTGTCTGTCTATTCCAAAGTTGAGAGCGATACTCGCTTTGCTGGGTTGAACGGTAGTTCGTCTCAAGTGTTTGCTGTTGATGTTGCTACACAACCAGAACATGCCGTGCGTCTTGGCCAAGTTAGCAGCTTGCTTACACAAGCAACTGAATCCACACTTGGTGTAGTAAAGCTTGCAACAGCAGGTATTACAGAAACTGGGACAGATGACCTTACAGCTATCACACCGTTGAAAGCTAGTTCGGTATATCTCAAGAAGTCTGGGAACCTGTCTGGACTCGCAAACTACGCAACAGCTCGCACAAACCTTGGCCTTGGCTCTGCTGCTGTTCAGAATATTGGGTTCTTTGCCCAAGCTGCGAATAACCTTGGAGACTTGTCGGATATTGCGTTGGCACGTTCCAACCTTGGACTAACATCTACAGCTACACAACCAGAGACATACTTCCTTCGTGCTGCTCAGAACCTTGCAGACGTGGCTAACGTGTCTCTAGCCAGAACAAACCTTGGACTAACCTCCACAGCCACTACAGCACTCTCTAGCATTCTTCTGAAGGCTGACAACTTGGCAGGTTTGACTAACTTGGCAACGGCACGTAGTAACTTGGGCCTTGGCTCCGCTGCAACACTGGCCAGCAATACTTGGTTGAATCGTACAAACAACCTCAATGACCTAACAAACGTACAGGCAGCTCGTAACAGTCTTGGCCTTGGCTCCGCTGCTACGATGAACGCGATTGGTACTACAGGTAGTTTGGACTTCTCCAGCGCCCTTGGTGTAAACGGATGGCAAAGACTGCCAAGTGGTCTTATCGAGCAGTGGGGTTATGTGTCGGTTGTTGGTGGGAACGGTGGGCAGACTGCTGTAGGACTCCATATAGCTATGACAATCTTCAACGTTCAACTCACCTATGGCTCCTTCACTGATGCGGATGGAGACAGTTGCTATGCCCACTCCTTCACAACATCCAGCTTCACCATCGGCCAGTATGGACGTGCAAACACGGTATTCTGGCGAGCTATTGGAGCATAATATGCTAACAGACAACGACTACAAACAAGCTGCTGAAACCCTTGGGGTTGAAGTTGCCTGTGTTAAAGCCGTCACCAAAGTGGAGAGCCGTGGAAGCGGCTTTCTCCCTTCTGGGGCTCCTGTGATCCTCTTTGAGCGCCATTGGATGTACAAACTACTCAAGGCTAAGCTTGGTAAAGAGCCAGCCCTGAGCGACGTTGTAGACCCTAAGGCTGGAGGATACAAAGGTGGCGCTGCTGAACATACAAGACTTGACAAGGCTGTAGCGATTGATCGTGAATGTGCATTGCAATCCTGCTCTTGGGGATTGTTCCAGATCATGGGCTTCCACTGGAAGGCTCTCGGGTATTCAAGTGTGCAAGCATTCGTCAATGCTGCGTATAAAAGCGAAGCTTGTCAACTGGACATGTTTGTGAGATTCATCAAAATCAATCCGGGTATGCTGGCTGCGTTACGAGCTAAAGACTGGGCCAAGTTTGCCAAGTTGTATAACGGGCCTGAATACATGAAGAATAACTATC